CGCAGAAAGACTTACGTCTCTTTGAATCCTTACTTCCTTTTTCAACTTTGCCAGTTACGGCAGTTTTTAATTTGGATCCTGGATTTTCACGCTTATAAGCATTAACAGATTTTTGACTCATACCATCAACATTATCCTTGCGGTTTGATTTCTGCCAATCCTCTTGAATTTCTGCATCAGATCTCCAATCAGAAAAATCTTCTTTCTTTGTTTTTTTCTTTTTCACACAGTTTGGATATCTCTTACCAAACATAGTTTTCATACCTTTCTTTTCATAACCAGACCAACATTTTTCGTCGAGTATTCTACTTCCAATACCATCAGTTGGTTTTAGTGGTTCATTTGAAATTAAATCTATTGATTCTATTTCAGTTGCTTGAAAATCATCTCTCCAATTAGAAAAATCGTAACTTTCAGATTTATTACCCCAATTCTTGGCACCAACTTTGCGGCACTTAACTAAGGCACCAGAGGCATAAGCACTTGGCCAAACAGAATAACGAGACTTGACTTTATGGTAACATGCATCTTTCTTACCTTCATCAACTATTTCACCTTCTGGTTCATAGGAATTTTTCAAAGCATCACGAACAGTGTTAATTGCACCACCAACGTCTCCACTGGTAGCTTGATCGTAAGCCTTTCCACCAGTTCTTCCACCTCTTCGTCTGCCAATCATTCCACCGAGAGGACCAAACTTATCTCTTCCGACTCTCTCACCAGTTGTTTGACCAGTTCTGACGGCCACATCTCTACCAGCAGATTTAATTCTATCTAACAGACCTTCAGTCATTTCACCTTCTAGTTCAAAAGATTGATTTTCAAGTTTTTTCAACATCTCATTTCTTCTTGAAACGTTGCTGAAGATCGTTCCCCTTTTAGTCTTAGGGTCTTTATGATAATTTCCCTTTCTTACATTTTCTTGATTCTTTGGATTAAAAAAATCAAGAATACCCTCGTCTAGTTCAGTTCTCCAGTTTGAATAAGATTCTTGAGTCACGTTCTTTGCTCTCCCTTTTTTGTTTGGATTTGGATCTTCTTTACGTTTTTTGCGTGCTCTCTTATTTCTTTCCTCTTCACTCATTGCTGCACGATCATCAGCGTCACGACAGTAGGGTTTAGTCTTCTGTCCAGGTTGTTTAGCACAAGGTTTTCCATCATACTTACCACCTGTCTGTTTCCATCCACCACCTTTGAACCAGTCGCGGAGAGAATACCCTTTATCTTTGGATGATTTGCCGTCACTTTTTTCAATAATTACTTCTTCTGCACGAACAGTTACACTACCAGGTGTTGTTTTTACATTTTGTGCTGCTTTTTTAGCAGCGTCATATCTGACAGCAGCACCCCTTGCTTGATTTACCATCCGCCTCGCCATATGCTCTGCTTTTTGTTGTTGCGTCATATACTGCTCATCCATTTTGCCTTGGCAGTGTGCTTTTTGAGAGAATCCTTTTGGATTGTCACAGTCAATTGACTTTTTGTATTTTCTACTCCAACCCTCTGAGACGCCTCCCCCGCCACCGTCACCACCTCCATTAGAAGATGACCCATTACCATTACCATTGCCATTTGAGTGGTTTCCATTGCCATTACCACCATTACCATTACTATTTTTCTTTGCTTCAGTATCCTCCGATTTTTCCTCTTCTTTCTCTCTACGAAGATATCCACCAAGTCCTACACGATATCCACCAGGAATTCTCTTACACTTCTTAGAAGCGTAACAATAATAATATTCCCTTTTACAGGATTTTTTTGCCATTATTTTGAGTCGGACTCATTATTATTTAGAAAACCTTGTTTGAGTAGTTTTGATAATTCTGAAGTTGATCCGACAAATAGAGCGTTGTTTGTTACAGTATTGGGTCCTTTAGCAGTATTATCCTCTTCCAAATCTTTAAGTTTTTTCTGCAAATCTGCCAATTTATCTGTTGTGTCCGCAACACTTTTTATCAACTGACCAGCAACTTCATATGCTCTAGGACTTGCACTCTCACCTGCAAGTTCCATAATGCCATTGATTGCTTCCTGACCCTTCTCAATCAAAGAATATAAATTTGCACGAGTATATTCATAATCTTTTGTAATATCATTTTTATCCACTTTTGGTGGAATTGGTTTTATTGGTTCTGATTCAACAATGCTACTTTCAATATCTAGTGCTTTGTCAATAGATTCATAACTATCTTTCATAATAATTAAATATCCTTCTGTTGTGTGGGACTATACTTTTTACCATCCCCTAAAAATTGCCACTCTTCATCAAATCCAAAATCATCACCAGGCATAAGCAATGGAGTATCTTCTGCATCAACAACGCCATCATCATTTTTATCTTCCTTTGCAACAGGTTCGACAGTATATCTCATTTCACGTCGAGCAGTTTGTCTATTAGTATCAGCATATAAATCAACCTGAACCTTACGAATAAGACCATCGCTGCTGTCTGCAATAGGACCAAATAGGTATGTTTTTGCGGTAAAATTTAATGTATGAATGAGTGCTCTTCTAGTATCAAACGAACCTTCATAATCATCTTGAAAAGATACGGACTCAAGAATAATTGGAATATCTCTTTTTTCTCCAATAGATTCTATTAAATCTATAGTGAGATTGAAATGTGGTTGAAATACGGGTAATATTTGCTCCAAAATTTGAAGAGAATCATCATTTAACTTTGAAAGAATGTTCAGTTGAAATCCAATATTATATGGAACAGGCATAAAAACTTTTTTTACCTTACTTCCATCAGAGCAAGCTTTAAATGTTTGTACAAGACTTGACTTTCTAGTAGAATCATAAGAAATGGATGTCATTTCAAAAGACATTCTTGGTAAGTTAATTTGAACTGCCCTATTCAATTCTGCTTGTTGTTCTAATCTTGCTAAAAACTTTTGAACTGGTCCATATGCAAGAGGAACTTTTAAATCATTAATATCATTGCCACCTTTATCTTGATGACGTACATGAATATCGTTGAATAAAGTTCCAAAAGATATAATAGTCTTTCTAACTATTTCGTGATAGTAATAAGTTCCTAGCATTAGAATGTTCCAAAGGGATTAGATTCACTGAAGTCTAAGATATCATCTGCTTCAGATTCAAATATATCATTTTCAGTATACTCATTGTATATATCATCTTGAATGAAGGATAGCATTGGATATTCTGCTCCGGAGTCTTTTCCTTTGATAGTTTCTCCTGGGAAGAATCCAAGTTGAGTGGAACCAATACTAACATTGGATACTTTGAGTATCTTTGTGTCTTGATCCCATTCTTTAACTCTTGCTTCAGTTTTGGATCTTTCTCCAATAATAACTTCATTAAAAATATATGTTCCAAGACCACTAAGTGTTTCTGGGTCTGAAATAGTAACTGTTGGGGCGGAACTATATCCTCTACCAGTATCTTCAACAAAGATTGCTTTAAGTATATTGTCACCACCCGAATCTCTACCGATAGATGCAATACCAACAGCAGTACTACTAATTCCACTAGACGGGGGTGCAGTGACTGTAACAACAGGTGCCGTACCAAATCCAACACCAGGATCTGTAATGTTATATCTAATTACACCCTGACCAGTAGTTACGATGCTACATGTTGCTGCAGCACCAGTTCCTCCTCCACCAGAGATTGTGATAGTAGGTGCAACAGTATATCCAGCACCAGCATTGATAAGTAAAATTTTCTCAATAGATGTAACGCCACCTTTAGTAGTGAGAATTCCTATAGCTTCTGGTGTATCGCCAGTTTGATTTGTTGGTGATGTTGTGAATCCAATTGTTGGTATTGAAGTATATCCAGAACCATCATTATCCAAGAATATTTCTCTAACATATCCTGAGGACTCTGTTCCTTGTATGATTGCACTTGCAAGTGCAGTTTTTCCAATACCAATCAGTTTGAGAGTAGAAATGATGCCTTCTTCTTGAACCTGAGTATCAATCTCAGAAATTGTTGTATCAATGACTTCATCTTCATATTCGAAGAGTTCACATTTCAATTGATAAACATAATTTTTTCCTAACTGGAAAAAGGGATCTTCATGTTCTACAAACTTTACTTCAAATAACCTTTGTCCTAGAGGAAAATAAACTAAATCACCTTCTCTAGGTCTTGTTGGTGTTGGTAATTCACTATCTTCTGTTCCGTCATCAATTCCCGCCATAAATGGAGCAATAAAATCTTCAAATCTTTCCTTTGAAATTGTAAGTATTAATTCATCTCTTATACTCACACCAAACTTTGTCAGGATATCTCCTGCACCACCATATCCATCATATGTATTAACATATGCTTCAATTGAATAATT